AGTAGTGTGCTCTTGCCTTTTTGAAATTCATAGATAAATTTCAAAATAAATTTGTAATAAAACTTGTGTTTCTTTAAAAATATGAGAATATCCCTTTGGAAACTTTGTCTTTCTTCTTAAGTATTCTCATGAATTTTTTCAGATCCTGATTCTGTTCTGCACGCATTTCCAATAGTAAATCATTGGCTTTACTTTTAAAGTGGTCAAATATGTTAGACCAAATATCATCTTTAATGCTAGGTAGAGCTGCTATAAAATCAAGGCATAAATCTATGTTCAATTGATCTTCTGCCATCATTGCCTCAGGGGTTTCAATTGCATGAAATTCTCTGTCCATATCATATTTGATATAGAGCAAATGTATCGTATTCATCATAATCGTAGACCATTCATTTGTGTTAATGCGTTGGATAATAGAAACAATCATTTCTATCAAACCACGATTTTCTGATGAGAAAAAACCATCACCAGAGAAGTCAAAAACCATCTCAAATCTTTCCAAGCCTGAGGTTATCATTTTGACTAATGCATTTTTATATGTCAGTTGCTTCTCCCCTTTTTTTGTGAATACAACATTAAACAAGGGTTCACTTTGGACCCCAATTGATTCTGTTTCTTCCATTGGCTCATCATTGAAAACTAGTACCTCATCTTCAATGTCTGCTATTTGGTTGCACTTGAATATTTTTGCAATTGGAATAATGCTCTTAGAAACCAATCTTGAATATGTATTGTCTAATAATTCTTGACTTTTCATCAATCCATTAATTGATATTAAATTGCTGTCAATTTCTGGACCATCAAAGAATAGCATTTTATTGATTTGTGCCCGTTTAACCGTAGCATACTCATCGATTGTTAATTTTAGTCTAGAGACTTCAAAGTTTTCGTAATTTAAGTATTCTAAGTCTTCTAATAATACTCTTGCTCTATTGACATCTACTGCAATATATACTAGACATACTGGAATGAGCAAGTTATGTTCTCTAGTTGCATGAGATTTAATCTCAGCATTCTTATTATTGATATAATCTTCAGTATAAATGGCATAATGATATTGATTTTTGTACCTTTTTTGGTATGTGATGTAGTACTGTCTCTCCTCCATTATAACATCTCTCATTCTTTCTAGGCGCAAACCATGCCTTTGATTTAGTAATCTTCTGCCTGCCATTCTGATATCCTCTGCCCTGCTGCTAGGTAGATGTAATTCAGCAACTGTCAATTTGTCATCTATCCCGATAATTCTTATATATTTGTCTTTACCATTAATGAGTAAATCTATTTCACCAGTGTCAAATGTTCTATTGATTTGCCACTGATTCCACGTTATTGCATCATCACTTTTCAATGCATCATATCTGTCTAAGTCTCTTTGTTCTAATTTGTCTAGTCGATATAGAATTGGTATGTAGTCTGTCCTAGCATTTGAGTTTTCAATTAATGTTAACAGATCTGAAACTTTCATATCCTTATATGTGAATTTTGCAACAATTGTTTTTAATAAATCTATGCGACTTATACTAGCTATAAATGTGTCTAAAAAGAATGGTAAAACTCTAAAAGCTTCTCTTGCTACAAGCAACTCAGTATTTGTTAGCATTTGTACTTCACCTTTCTTAGAGTGTGTAGTAATCTGCTTGAGGTAATGCATAGTTATATAGTATTTATCCAGATACATGTTACCTTGCAGCAGTGAACAAAAATCTATGGTGGTATATGCTTTATGTGGTAATATAAACACTTTCACTTTGTGCTCTGTCGACTTTATATAATCATAGCAAGTTTGGTATATCTTTGTCAATTCCCGGATTTCACTCTGTTTTGTATACGTGCCATCTTCTTTAAGTTCTATGATTTTCTTTTGCATTTTCTCCACTATTTTTGTTTCATTGATAAAGTGCTCCAAATGGTTTAAGTCTCTCCGCATTTCTTCTGGATCTGATCCTGGCAAATCTATTTGATTTCTTGTGAATGCCTTGAGCACTAATGCAGGACTATGGTGCATTATCCTCATATTCCTAAATTCAGGCATACTAGCACATGAAAGCCCCTCCCTAGACATTTTATTTGACTGTACAGATAGAATGAAGGAATTTGCTGCAGTGGAAACCAAGGGATCATTGAGAATAGTAAATAAGAAACAAATTCTCAAATCATCAATATCTAATTTAAAAGATTTCAGATCTTCCTTTAGGTTGATTAGTGCTTGTGCTATAGTTACATTGCCATGGATATTATGCTTTTCATCAATAATACTGTCTGGCAGTATATCAGTATCTCTAAAGATGGATTTATAATCAATTGTTGGTTTGTTTGAAAATAAAATCTGTTCAATAAACAATTGTACTGGATTTTGGATAGACAATGACTCTTTGAATTTTCTTGATTGATATCTAAACAATATAGAGTTTATGAATTGCTCTTTTGTCTCACCTTTAGTTACCAGCAATTCAGGATTTTCAATCATGAAATCTAAGATGGGATCTATTCCATCAGGCAAATTTTGAAAGTCAACATATGATGTTAGTTTCTTTAAGACACCACTTGTTGTGAATTTGCGAGGAGTTAATATAGACTTTGTTTTCATATCACTTGTTTCTCCCAATGTGTCTGAAGGAGAGATTTCAGAATCAAATGATAAATATCTAATCAACTTTAATTTCAATATTTCAACTTCATTTAACTTGACAAGTGAATCCTCTGTGAGTGATCTCACTTGGGTGCTGATTTCTTCTCTAACTAACATTGGATTTACGATTTTCCTCAATACTTGTAATAGAAAATATATTTTGTCTGATTCAAGCCCTAATAATGCTGTTAAATAGAGAGGGGCATTAAGTGACCCGCCTAATTCAATGGGGATTTGAGATCTTTGCATTTCCAAGTGTTTAGAGGGATCATTAGCCTGTCCAGGAAGCATATTATATGTTAAACTTGTTATCCAATTGGCTATTGCTATGGACAACCAGGCGAGACTAGGCGGGCATCCATGCTTTATTGCAGTCTGTGCAGCAGATATTCTACTAGCAAAGTCTTCATATGGTCCTAAATATGCAGCATCACCTACAGCAGTCAACAAAAATCTACCATAAATTGAAAAAGGTTCACCACAAATGTTAAACAAAGAAACAAACTCTTTTATAACATTTGTTGCATAGGTTTTCTTCATATTTGCTTGGCAGCCAAACGATAAACAAACACGTTCAAATTTTGTTAATATATAATGTATCATCACATCTTCTGGATATAGGTCTTGTATCATAATAATCGATGTTTGGTTATCATCTGAATGAACTAGTGAATTTACTTGTGTCTGTCCATCTCTAACTGTTGCTTTGATTAAATCCTTATATGTTGACATTGATACTGCATGTAGGTAGCTTGACACATAGTTAAAGTTCCCTTGTAACCAATTTCTTTTTACATTGAAATGGTTAGTTCTAAAACCATCTGTTATTAGTGCAATTATATCATCTGCCCTTTGCACTTTCTGATCTAATAGATTATACATGAGATTGTCTGGCAATATTAATCTCTTTCGCATATAGTTGCAAAGAAAATTTAGGATATGCTCTTTCTCTTGGGGGTATAAGATTGGATCCAATGCAGTTAGCCAAAAGAATTTATACATAACATCTTGAGCACTCCATTTTGACATATCAGCATTAATTTCTAGTTTAAAGCCTTTCTTCAACATAGGTATAGCTGCTTCATAATTCTCAAATTTATCAATAATGTTTTTATTATATTGTACAGTTTCTTTAACTATATACCTTGTCTCAAATTCGGATCTCTGCTCAAGTACTTTCAATTTACCATCTCCTGGTTCACTTATCATTTCTTCTGGATTCAACTTGCATCTCTCTTTAGCTATTCGTTCTACTAAGTACATGCACATCTTTGCTTCAAATTCACCAACAAAAATTTCTCTATCTACATATGTTTTTTGCTCTTTGTTAAAAAAAGTAAAATAGAAATCCTCTTTCGTCCTCATTACTTTGAGAATCTCACTAACAGCAGGGCCATCTCCAACCTCGTCTGTTTTTAGTTTTGTGTAAAGAGAATCAAATACTTTAGTAGAAATATAATCTTGATACTCAGGAACACTTTCTCGCAATAATTTATAATTAGCATGTTTAATTTGTAGATCTAACATTGTTTCATCCACAAGGTATGGTGTAGCAATTCTAACCTTATCTGCTTCCTTTTTTAATCGTTCAATTTGTACTTTTGATGTTTTTTCTTTTAATTCTTTAAAATCCCCTACTTTGATGCAAGATTTTGAGCTAGTGAATGTAGGTATTGTAGTCAAACTTCTTTTTAAATTGTTTCTATTCTCAACTCTACTCCTCAAATGGTTGTGCCTAGAAGTGTCTAATATCAAATTTTTTGACAATGCATGTAAAAAGACTTGTAAGTTGACTGTTTGCTTTTTTGGGATACTAGACCAAATTTCCTTTATCTCGCGTCTTTGCTCTAATTCTATTTCAATCACTGTTTTTGCCAGATTTATTAATACATGATGCTTTTCATGTAGGCCTTTAGCATTGAAATAAAATGGCAAATATATCTGGTTGATGAATTCTTTTAAATTGACTTTGCCAGGAAACCAGATGCTATCAATACTTCTTTCATCTTTAACCCCTTTTTGAGTAAATTCATAATCTGTCATGAAAACATCTCGTAGTTCAATTTTATCTTTCTGCTCATTTGCCATCAAACAGCCTTTTTTAATTAGGTTACAGACATATACGCTGAAAAGTGTTTTTGTGTATGGACTAAATTTTTCTGCAATATAGTCTTTTACATGACTACTTATTGCTAATGAATTCATCATCATGTATCGTGCGGGTTCAGTTAATGATAACATAGATTTCGTTATTGATATACTTGTATAAAACGCAAAGTTTGCAATGTCATATATATCTAAGATCTCATTATCACCTTTAAATAAAGCTGCAGTTTGTATGAATAAACCAGGAGCAGTCACTAACCTTTGACACCTAGCTTTATCTAATCTCATTGCTCGAGAGATACTAATGTTTTTACTCCCAATCTTAAAGGTTCTATATAATGACCCTGGATTCAGAATTTCAGTATCATGTATAGCTATGATACAATATACCATAGTTGACCTTTGGCTTTTAATATCTGAGGATGGAAATAATAGCCCAAATAAATTATTATTTGCACATGTCACAACCCTAAAAGTGTTGGTTCTATTATACTGAGAAACTGACAGTAAGTTTTTGATTATAGTGCTAATATCTAGCAAGCATGACCAATATTTGGAGTTCATCAGCATATTGACACTTTTGATTACTTCAGGTGAACTTTTTTCAATTTCTGGTAGATAATCATCAAATATTGTATCTTGTTTGTTAAGATTGCTATTTTGTGCTAGTATCCTTTTTGTTTCATTCATCATCCCACGAGCTGCTAATAAGACCTCTTTAGAGTCAAAATCTAATATTTTTGGCTGATCTAAATCTAAATCATCCAGTGTTTTTTTAGAAAATTGTTTGTGGTTTCCAATCCCTAAAAATTTACGGAAGAAATTAGCTTTATCTTCCTTAGAAATCAAATCGAAATTCAATAAGAATTGTTGTTCCCACATTATTTTTGATGTTCCTATCAGTTTAAAATCCAATTTTTTTGTTGAGAGTTTTTTTGGATTTTTCCGTGCTTCTATCTTGAGTTCTGTAGTATAATTAACATAACCTTCTATATCTGCTGAGAAATCCATCATCTTGCCTAGTGCAACAAATGCGTTTTTATTTGCATCTGGTTCATTAATTTTTTGCAATGATTTTGATAAATACAGGATTTTTTGAATATTATTATTTGTCTTACCAAAATCTGGTGGTGCCCAAATAAAATGGCCACTTGGCTTTTGTTTAGCAGGATCAGTAATCAATTCTCTACTAGATAATGTTCTTCTCCTCATTAGCCTCCACCCTTGCAATATCTCTTCTTTAGATGGTTTAGGATAATTTCCATCTAATCTTTTGATCTCTTCTGCCTCATCTAAAATATAATCATCATATGCTTGTTTGGTATAATCTCTCATTTGTATTAACATCATATTCCATCTTTCTGACTTGTATGCGTTAAAGTTCATACTTTCTTCAAACAGTCTTCTATATGGTAATGGCATTGAATATTTAAACTCTTTGTAGATAGGATTGTTATAGACTTGTTTACAGTCTTCTTCTGTCCATGCTGAAGTCATTGTGAAATCGCCGTGTGCTATCATGGCTACAAAATCATCATCATCTGCAAATTTCTCTAAGAGCATTTGTCTTAATTCTATGAAGTCTGTAAAGTTCGGGTCAATGTTTATATTTGGATATAAATTTAGAAAATCTTGTGAATTGATATATAATTGTTTTGTGTATGGGTCTATTTTGATTATTACCACTTCATAATCAAAAGGTAAGTAGAGCTCAACCAATGCCATCTTTTCTCTATATTTAGCTAATGTCTGTGTGGTACTTTCCATAGAAACTGAAACTTTGTAATCAAGCAAGTAGAGTTTATTATTTACAAATATATAATTGTCAGGTGTAAAAAAAGGAATATTGTCAATCTGTACATCATCCATTATTTCATCAAGGATCTTCTCGAATGGTATGTCATTTCTGTATTCTATGTCAATGGCTTGACAGAAAATTCTTCCAAAATAGTTGTGTCTGTCTTGTAGCAAATCAGTATGTATCTCTTTTGCAAGAGATGGATCCCGACAGTTCATGATTCTTTGTTCGTAATTATTACGTTTGATTTGATCCATTTTTATTCTCTTTTATTTATTTGAATTCAAATTGGCAAGAGTGCACTACT